ATCAATTCGTCTAGTTTCTCCGATACCTTTGGATTCGTAGCGGTTGCCGCGACACAAATTAGATCGAAGTTTAGTAAGTACTCTTTGCCAAGTGACGACGGCACCATGTACGGCGAACCGTTTCGAATGAAGATCTTCGGCGGGGTGATCCTGTCCGGGATGCTTGACGAAATAGAAACGTCTAGCCCGGCAGAAGTTAGATCCGCGACGAACTCATTTTTCGAAATGGTTATTTCGTTCATAGTCCGAAGCCAACGTACGGCAATAGAAGCGGGTAACAAGCGTTCAAGGGATCCTTAGCGACTCGTACAGGTGCGCCATCCATAGACGCGAACTGTGCGACTCCGTTCGGGGCGCTACGACGGTGGAACAGTTCCGACGACGCGATTAACGTCGCCTGATCCTTTACGGCGGTCGGTACCGTTGCGGTGCCAACGTAGTTAGTGATCAAGGCTAGACCGGCGGTTAGACATTCCTGCGGAAATGTATCTTCATCCGTACCGACATAAGCCTGAAACTGTTCCAACGTGATAGCCATTTTTTACTCTATTACGCTGCGGTTACGTCTAGTTTGACGATAGCGCCTTCGAATGGAACGGTGATCGCTGCGTAGCCGTATACAGAAATAGAATCGGTTAGCGTAGTGATGTCGCCATCGGTTAGACGTACAGGTGATCCGGCAGACTCTAGGGTCTGTACGGCTGCGCTGTTAGCCATGTAGACGGTTCCGGTAGCAAGTGCCGGGTCTACGATGATCGGCAAGCCTAGAACCTGACCGCGAAGCCCCGGGATGTTGCCCGCGCCTACGTTGTTGATTCCGGCACCGTCTACGTTGATGACCGGGCGACCGTCTGATCCGGCAACAGTCATGATCTTCACGTAAGCGTCTGGCGCTGCGATGATGAATTCTGGTGATAGACCGGTCTGCGCTGAAATGTACGCGGCACCGTTAGCGATACCCTCGATCAGCGAAGCGGCGGTACCACCGTCGGCGTCGAATACCTTGCCAGTCCAAGTTAGCGCAGCCAACTTAGCGACTAGTGCGGCGTTAGTTGCGGTCGCGTACGCTACTGATAGCGCGCTGAACGCTGCGTTTAGGAACGGAACGCTTGAACGCTCAATAGTCTGGCGTGAGAATGAAGTGTAACCGCCGTAAGTCTTTACGGCTGCCGATACGGTATCAATCGCTAGGTTGCCGAATGATAGCGCTTCGTTCTCTGGATCCTGCTCACCTACGGCGATGGTGTTGCTAGAGATCGCTGCGTATTCGACGGTTAGACCTGATGCCGGTAGCGCTGCGCGTGAGAACGCTGAAACGGTAGGGCGGTTGTTTGCGATCAACTTGTCTACGTAGCCAAGGAAGCCCGGTAGTGCGACGGTGTCGGCTGAAGTGGTAGCGGCACGCGCTAGCATCTTAGCATCTTCATCGCCGGCTACTAGTGCCTTAGCGAACTCGCCTTGAGAACGGAACTTCTCGACGGCTACGGTAGGGGTTGCGACGGTTAGACCTGCCTCGACTACGCGGCGCAATTCTGCGACCTCGTCTAGGGCGGTACGTACGTCTAGTTCGATGTTGTCAGACATAGATTTTGTACTTTCTTTTTCTTGTAGTTCGTCAAGATCTTCGGCGGTTGCTTCGGCTTCTTCACGAACTTCGTTGATGGTTGCGCCCGAGTAGGCAGGGAACGCGACGACCGAAATTTCCTTTAAGTCGATTTCGTTGCGCGTAATCGTTTGACCGTCTTTAGTGGAATCCACCGGAATAAAGCCAACCGAAAATTTGTTTAGTACGCCGTCGCGCATAAGCGCTAGGGTTTCGTCGGCACGCTGAACGCCCGAAGTTAGTTTCGCGGTGATCTCGTAGCCGGCATCGGTTTCGCGCCCGCCAATGACTTTGCCGATCGGTAGATCATCGTGCGCGTGACCGTAAAAGATCTTCACGTCGTCGATGCTGCGGATCGCGCCCGGTGCGAATCGTTCGACGTACTCGCCGCCGATGTTAGCGCTCTCGCCATAAGGTACGGCGATCCCGGTGATGGTGCGTTCCTCGATGTCGGCGCGCGCTTCGAATTCGCGTGTTTCTAGGTTAGACATTTAGCCCTTCTTTGGTTCGTACTTCTTCGACGGTTAGCCATCCGCCACTAACGCCGGTTGCGTAGTAGGCGTAACGCTGCGATACATCGGCGCGGAATAGGCTTTCGAAGTCGAATTCTACGCGGGTGCCACGTGGTAGACAGTTGCTTAGGGCGTCGCTGATCGGGTCGGTGTAGCCCATAAGCGTGTGACGATAAAAGATCTGGTTCTCGTCGCTTAGGTTGCTGTAAGTGTCGCTAGTGCCATCGACGCCGGTAAGTAGTAGTCGCGCCGGGATGCCCATAAGTCGCGCGATGTTCTGTACGGCTTGATTCTGAATGTCTGTAAATAGGGCGTCGCGTGGCGATAGTGCGACCTGCTGATACTCGAAGCCGTTGCCCAAAACGGCAACCTGTCGATTCTGCTGCTTGTTATGCCAGTTCGCGGTGATCGCATCGGCTTGATCGCTGTTTAGTTGCTGCGAAGTTTTTAGCACGCCGGTAGGTACGCCGGCAGATCCGAACCAATTCGTAGCGTAGTCGCGTAGATCTAGCGCTGCGCCGATGTCTTTGTAACACGCTGCTAGCGGGCTGATGCCGCGCGCTTCGCCCGCCTTCGGGAATAGTTTTAGATGTTCGATCTGCCCGGTTACATCTTTACCCATGTAGTAATAGATGCGTGCGGTGTTCATGTCGTTCCATTGAACGGATACGGCGACCGGTGGCAATACGGTTAGGTTGTTTACCTTGCCGGTTGAATCGTAAGACTTGTACCAAAATGCGTTTCCGTCGGTCGCCATAGAAACTACCGTTTCATAAAAGAAATCGCGGCGGCTCTCTTGAATGTTAGGGCGGTTTACGAGTAGCGGGTTCTCGATCTTTAGATCGCCAACGCCCGAAGCGAATCGGTAAGTGTCTACCTTCATCTTGCTGATCGGGGTCGCGATGATCTGAACGGCGCGATAGATCGCGGTAAGTGATAAGGCTGTTTCGGGCGTGACGATGTTAGTGGCGCGCGCCGGAATAGTCGGCTGCGCCGCGCGCGTTTCGGTCTTGCCGCTTAGTCGTTGCCAAAATGAAGCCATACGAAAACATTAGCACCTACACGATGCCCGGCGATAAATTAGAAAACTTGTATCCCGGCGTGTTGCGCCCGGCTAGAAACGTACAAGGCTATCACCGTAGCCATTAGCGCATCGATCTCACCGCGCGATTCTTTGCGAGAGATAAGCCAAGTTTCGCCCGAATACTTCGCCACGCCGTTACCCATCTGCGCCACTAGTAGCGGATCGTCGTTATGCCTAACCTGATTCTGCGCGAACATCGCATAGACCGACGAACAAGCGTTAGCCATTTCTTTAGCCCATAAATGCCAAACCGGAATCCCGATCGACTTCAATCGTTTAGCCAAGTTCGACGTTAGGTAATCATCTATCACGATGGCACGCGGCGCGAACCGAGAATAAAGGCGCTGTAATTCCTCGAAGATCTGATTTTCCGTAGGGTTGATAAACGATCTAACTAGTTCCGTTTCGTGTACGTCGCCGTTCGTGTTTGCTACCGCGATCACCGCCGATTCCCAATTCGTCGAAATGTCTACCGAGAAAACGGCACCGTTAAGATTCGTAACGCCTTTACCGGCGCAAGCGCGGAACAAGTTGTTCGGCAACCATGCCGCCGATGTTCCGGTAACGAATTGGTTTAGCGTGTACCGGCGGATCTCATGTTCGGGCTGCGTGGCGATGTCTGTAAGTACTCGATCGATCGGTACGCGACCACAAGCGACGGCAGGGTTAGCCGCCTTGATCGCTGCCGGGTCGTCGATCTTCGCATTTACCGGGGCTTCCCAAATAAACGCGCCAAAACGTTCCAAGCCCGGATCGCCCGCGATCGCCTTCTCTGCCGACTTGTAAAGATCAATCAACGTTTTAGAATCTTCATCGCCGGCGGTAGTAATCATTAAAACCATGGCATCGGTTAGCGCGCTTGTACCCTTGATCGCGGCTGTCCAAATTCCGGGCTTTGCTAAATGCCCTTCGTCGAGAACAACACGCTTTAACGGCTTGCCTTGTAGCGCCGCTTCTTTTGCCGGGCTAACTTTGTAAGTTCCGGTTCCGTCGGCTTTAGCGATACCGCGCGTTTCCGTCGTTCGCTTGAATCGTTTCTTAAGCCAAGGGTTTGAATCAATCACGTGTTTAACGCGGTTATAGATAATCGTCGCCTGATCCAACGACGACGCGATGCTTAGTACATCGCCACGATGGAAGATCAGACCGTCAAGATTGAAGCCACCGCCGACAACCGACTTACCGTTTTGGCGACCCATCGATACTAGAACCTGTCTGTACCGAAGTTCGCCCGGGTAACGCGGATGATCTGCCGGGTACCGTTCCAACACATGCCGGAATAACCAACGCTGCCATTCGTCTAATTCGATCGGGGCATCCACTTCGGGCGTAACCCACGAGATAGCCATTAGATCGATCAGTCGATCGCCGTCACTCTCGAAGTTCTCGCTTAGTGGCTGCGTGTACCGGGCGGGCAATTGAAACATTAGCGGGTGAGAAGTTCGGCTAACGGATCATGTTCCACGATGCCGGCGTTTAGTGAACGCTGTAATTCCAAAACCGTTTTACGTAGTTCGGCGGCGGTCGATGTATTGGCGTTTTCGTCGAACGATTCGGCTAAACGTAGGGCTAGCCCGGCGAGTACCTTTTGTTCCAAGTTAAGGCTAAGGGTATCTAGCCAAGTTCGTATCGCGTTCGTGATCATGTCACTAACCTATCCCGGATAATCTGATCCGTTTTTAAAAATGTAG